ACGTAGGGGGAGGGTGGCGGCGCGGAAAACCCGCCGAATGATACCGCCGGATTCTTGTGCCTTTTTGTCCATGTCCGACAGGCCCCGTTTGACGTTCTCGGTGGCTCGTTCCATCTCATCCTCCGCTTCTTTGGTTTGGAGGATGAGTCTCATGAATACCTCTCCGACTTGAGCCATTCTGTTTCCCCTCCTTTCCCCGCTGGATAGCCTTATAGAAGTTGGCCAGTGCTTCGCTCCGGCTTTGCTTCCATTTGTCCTTGATCTTCGGTTTGTAATGCCGCTCCGGNGGATCTCCAATGATGTCTTCGGGAGTGATCCGTTTTGTTTTCTTGGCGTTCACATTGTGGATCGTGGAGGCGATGAGGGCCGCACGGTAGTTCTCCCGGTACTCTCTCTGCCGGACCTGCCAGAAGATAGAGTCGATGACGATGTTCAGGCGGGAGGTGGGCATCTCCAAGACATAATCCAAATCCCAGCCTGTTTCCACAGACACAAAAACAGCCTGATCGATCAGNTCCTGNGCCACNTTCTCCCAGTATTCAAGCGGCGACTTTACTTCTTGCCTCCGACCGCTTGAAACGCCTTCTTGAAGCCCTTGACCAAGCTCCGAAAATTTATATCAATGTAGGCATTTAAGACCTCAGCCCACGATTCAAGGAAGGCTTGATCAATCCACTCCTCCTTGACATCCGGGGCGATCAGCTTAATGAGTTCCTTCAGCTTGTCTTCGAGAAGGCCCATGATCTGATCGACCACGTCGCCGCTTCCCAGATCCATCTTGCTCACGCGGTCGCCTTCTTGCATTACTCCGATAATGAACCGGGCCAGTTCCAGATTGTGCTTGGTATTCCGGGGCCGAACAACTACTTTCTCCTCTCGAAGGTTCCCTTCATCGTCTTCCAAAACAATGGTGACTTCCTTGGATTTCGCAAGAAATTGCTCGATCTTGTTAGCCATCAAACCACCCTTTCAAAAGAGTAAGGGGGACATCTGTCCCCCGTAGATTAAGCGGCAGGCCAANTGAGTTGTTCCAGATCCCACGGCATTTGCAGTTCGCCTTCGCCCGTAAACTCGAAGGCGCATTCAATAGACGCCGTGGAATCGGGGTTGACCCCTAACACCGAGATCCACGCCTCACCGGAGTATTTGTCGGTTTCGCTGGTGTAAAGTTCAAGCTGGACGGTGAGCCCCTCTACAAGGGCTTTGTGAAGCCATTGCTGACCAAAGTCATCATTGACCCAGTAACCTTCAAAGGAACCGCTCCACACCTTCATTCCGGGGCAGTGGTTCATCCATCCCTTCGGGTTGAAGACGGGAGTTTCTTCCATGTTCTGTTCGATTTCCAATTCAAAGTTGGAAATCGAACCGACTTGCACCACTTGGGAAGGATCGTTCGGGTTAGCGATCTTAACGAACCCCTTGTGACCAGAAAGAGAAACACGCTTCATTTGCCACCCTCCTTTACGAGGTTGAATATTTCACTTCCTCCACCACAGAGAGGGTGAAGGAGTGGAAATAGTACTCATTCCTCTGCTGGACCTCCAGCTGGAGAGATCCGTTTTGAAGNTCAGAGGATTTNACCGTTCCATACAGGTCATCGTAGGCACTGAGATAGTCTACGTAGTTTTGGATGGCCTCCTTCATTCGATTGAAGGAAACCTCCGCATTCCGGCCTTTCCCGACAGGCCAGTACAGGACGATGTTGAAGGTATAGGTGATCCGATAGGCCGGGTCCATAGTGATCTTTTGCTGTTCCATCCCGGTATACAGGATGCAACAAGCAGGGGCCTTGTCAAAGGCATCAGCTTGGTATATCGGAATATCGGGGTTTGCCTCCTTCAGAACCTTCTTGATCTGCTTTTCGATGTCCAAAATACTCATAGCTTACGGATTACCTCTCTTGTGATTTCTTGGACCTTACTTTGGGTTGCTCGTGCGGCTCTCTTCAAGAAGTGAGAACCTTTTTGGCGAACCTTCGGCCCTCGGAACCAGCGTCTTCTTTTCGCCCAGTAGAAGATAAGCATCTTGTCCGGTCGGTTTTTACCAATGATTTTTCCGCCTTTTTCGCGGAAGTGGGCATAGATCAGAGTATTGACACCCACATCCCATATCCGACGGCCACGGCGAAGGACTCGGACGGCCCTTGCCAGCCGCCCGGTTTCCTTCGGAGCGAAGGCCCTTCCAAACCGGATCGCGGTGTCAGCGGCCCGNTCCAAGATCCGCTGGGCCATCAGTTCGACCATTTGCGGCCAGTTGGTACGGATTTCCGTTCGTCTCCGAGGCATCAGACCATCGACACCCTTCTGGTTCGGAAGATGTCCAGCGCGCTCTTGGCGGAGTGGGGTGGGAATGGTTGTTCGGCAAACTGAGATTCACCGAAGCTCTGGGAGTATTCCTTGATCTCCCGCTTCACGCGATATGCGGCAATCGTCTTGCAGGCTTCCTTGAGGACAGCAGGAACGGACGCCACATCCTCCGCATATCCAGCCCGGTAGGTTACCTTATAGTTCTGCTTGCCGGGTCGGAAGATCCCCTGAAACAGGTAGATCCAACCGTCCTCGTAGAAGTCGGTAAACTCGGTCATGTCCCTGCCTTCAGGGTCGATGACGGAAACAATCTCCACAACCGGGTAATGCCCCAGCTTNAAGATGTCGGAGCCATCCCCGCTCAGACGCTCTTCAAAGGTCTGGATGATGATCGGGTTTCCAATATAGTCCTCGCAAAACTCTGAGGCTCCCTTCACGATCTCTTCCAAGACCGAGTAATGAGCGTCTTCCGGGGTGGTGACATCATCTCCGAGATAGGCAAGAAGCTCTTCAACAGTGATGATCGGCTCACTGAAGGCCATCGGCTTCACCGCCTATCATTCTTGGGTCTTCTTGTCGCGGGTCTTGGCCCGCTTGTTCTGCTTGGTCTCCAGTACCTCGACAACCTCAAAATGTCGAGGCCAATACCGGAGAAGGTATTCTGCCTTCTTCTCGTCTGCTTCGAAGATCTCGCCGTGCTTGAAACTCATCCCAAACCCGCCGTGGTATTTCAGGCGGTATCGTTTCACAATTTCACCCCTCCCAAAAGGGAGGAGGGGCCAAGCCCCCCTCCAGTTAGTTGGCTTTGTAGAACATGTTCATTACCACAACACCGTCAGTGAAGGGGACCTTCAGATCCAGCCGTTCGGAACCAACCAGTTCCATGTATTCATCCGCCGGATGGTCCACGGTGGCCAGAGTCAGGCGGCGACGGTCACCGATCATGACGGCATCCCGGTGGGCGAGGATGGCCTTCTGAGAAACGTTGTTGTCCCCTTGAACCGGAGCCTCGAAACCTTGGCTTACGAAAACCGGGATTCCGTACACACTTCCGACTTGACCCGTCAGGATCGTCGCACGCGGACCCACTTGATCCATGTGCTTCATGTCTTCGTGGGTCACGAGGTACTCGGAGTAAAACTCCAAACCAACGATGAGCCGGAGGTCGGCCGGATTCCAGCCCCAGCGACCCAACATCGCACGAGCTTTATTGATGTCTTCAAGCTTCATCAGATCACCAGCGGTATCGCTCCCGAGATCCATCGTACCGACTCCAGCGGTGTTGATGATCCCATTGAAGGCGTTGATCGTCTTGTCACTGCTAGACGCATCACCCCGGATGAACAGCCGTTCTTCCGCGTTGGCGAAGGCGCGGGCCATCCGGCGACGGATGATCGGAAGGACCGGAACGATGGCGTCCTCTCCTTCTTCGTAGGAGACTTCCACGATAGAACGGATCTTCTTGGCTTGGAAGGTGACTTTATCCGTGCGGATTTTGGAGCGATCCGTGGAAGCATAGTTGGGGTCCCCATACTCCAGTGCGCTATAAACAGTCGGATCACCGTTCACGATGGGCAGGGTGTATTCGGCGGTCGGCATATTGATCACTTCAAACAGGTTCCGAACCACCGAAAGTTCCTGCATATCTTCCAAGATGCGCGAAGACAGCGCGCTGTCCACCAGTTCCGCACCTTGGTTGACTCCTCCGGTCCAGACGACCTTGTGGCCGTAACGCTCCATCAATTTCTTGGAGCCGGTGATGATCAAGCGGTACAGGGCATAGTTGGCCTCGTCCATGTTTCCTTCCCGGAGATTATCCGTGGGGAAGGAGATTTTGCTGTCTCGGCGGCTTTCGCCGGAAACCTTCTCATCTTTTTTCTCCACAGCCTTTTGATCGGCTTGTTCTTCAGCCTTCACTTCTTGCTTCACTTCTTGCTCTTCCAGAACCTCATGCTTTTGATTCTCCATATCAGAAACCTCCTTTTGTTGCGATCCCGCCTCTTTGTTCCAAGGCGGCGTTTCGCCAAGTTTCTTGTAGTAACTGGCGATTCTGGACTTGACTGCTGGGATGTCGCTCTCAGGGATGTCTACACCGCCACGTGCTCCTTGAATGGCGGCCGCCGCGGCAAAAATCGCACGCGGAATTGCGTACGGTTGCCCATTGATGATGTCGGCGAAGGGGAGCTTGTAACTTCCGAAGTCCTCCGCGTTCTGGGCGTCGTACCAAAAGAAAAACCGACGGTAGGTCCGCCAGTTCATCTTGTCCTTGTCCCCCGAACCATCGGAGGAAGCGTATTTCCGAAGTCTTCTTATAGCCGTAGTTTTGTCCCAAGATCGGGACCGATCTGCCAGAGGCAGAGAAGTGGAGCCGGATGCGGCTTTCTCGTCTTGGGGTTCAGTGGACTCCGTGTCCACCACCACCGGGGCCGGATCACCATTGGCTTTCGGTTCATCAGGAGATGCATCCAGTTGTCCCGCCTCTTCTGCGGGGCCGGATTCCTGAATCCCCTCAGCATTGGTGTCCAGCAAGTGTTCCGTCTTCAATGCCTTGGTTGCAAGTTGGAACAGACTGTACTGATTAGCAGGCACCGGAACAATGCTGATCTCATGAAGTTGNACCCGCTTGATCCGGGGTCCCTCAAAATGAAAAATNCCTCCAATGCTGAAGGCTTTGAGAATCCCTTCTTTGATTTTGATCCNCACCGATTCAACATCAGGCGCGTTCGAGATCATGGCCTTGACTCTCAGGCCGATGTTGTCCACCTTGAAGTCCACGATCTTTCCGGCCACGCTACGAACCCGGTTTTCGTGGTCAACAAGGACCGTCGGGTTCATCATGAAGATCTTCATGTCCTCTTCGTGGAAGGCGTTCGGGTCAACGATCTCGCCGTCCCGGTCTTCCGCGAAGGTGGAGGCGTAGCCTTCGATGTAGAGGTGTTCATCCTCCTTGTTTTCCGGCTGGACCGTCTTGAAGTTGAAGTCCCACCGGAAATCAACCTTCTTGGTCTCCATTTGCATCCCTCCTTAACAAGGGAATTGGCCAGAATTTGCGTTTGCATCTGGGATGTTCTTGGTAGTTCCGCAAGGCGCGGTCTACCGTCCAAATGGAGCCGTCAGCCATTCTGCAAGGCTCATCGTATTGGCGGCCATCGGTGACGAACACATGTTTCACGCCCAGTTTCTTGGCCGCATGAAGACTGAATATGTTGTAGGGAGCCACGGCTCCGTCGATCATGATGGTCTCGACTCGGTTTTCGATAAAGTCATTGAACAAACCCTTGAGACCGGGATAGTCCTCTTTGGGATACCCATTGATGATCTGTCGGATCGAGTACCCACGGCGCATACCTTCACGAATGATCTCCAGAACCTTCTTCCGCGTGGTGGAGTTGATTCCGTCGATCATCTCTTCAAGCTTCTTCATAGCCTCTTGGAAGNTTGGATCTCTGGTGTACCACTCCAGATTTCCTCCCAAGAGTTCATTGATCCGATCAAAGCCCGTTCTTCCAGAGAGAAGGTAGAGGTAGAGGAGGACTTCAGACAAGTAACCCCGCTCAGCCTCGTCATCCCACACATCATTCGGCTCGAAGTTATACGCCTTCGCGCTTTTCCCGCGCCCGTAAATCTGGGCTGAGATACGCTCGAATTGCTCCCGGAAGAACGTCTCCAGAAGATCCCGATGCTCCTTGACAAACTTCTCGATCCATTTTTCCTGCTCTTTGTNGAGATCATCGGCGGAGTACCGCTTCCCCCGAAGGCGGTATGTCGGCATCACCTTCATCCGCTTTTCCTGTTCGGGGTTCGGCTCCGACCCCTCCTGTGTTTGTTCCTGCTCCGGTTCTTGGTCCTCATTGTTATTCGGATTTAGAGGAGATCCCGGAGGCAAGATCAGTTGATTGCCAATCTCATCAGGCAGGGGAGGAAGACTGGCCAAGCGGCGTATATCGTTAACCGTCGCCGCGCCGGACATGGACAAGACCTCGATCCGATAGTTCAAAGCCTCTTCGTCTTGGGGCACCACGTTCTCGAAGCGGAAGAAGCCNCCTCGGCGGTAGCGAGGAGTGAGGATCTTGTTGATCATGTCCTCATAATAGATCAGCTTGGGGCTGATCGTCCGCTTCATGAACGTGTATTCCGCCTCATAAGCGGAGGCGCGGTTCACGTTGTCATAAGCTTGGACCGCGCTGGGCGGGACGTTAAACATGGCCAA